TGCCGCCTGGGTCAGCGATCCGCACAATGCGGTCCCTGCCCTTTGCAAACGCACCTCCAGGAAGTTGAGCCATTAGCCTATCTCAGTGTGAATTGAGTAATCGGGGATAGTTACTTTCAGAGATTCAAAAGATATGTCTGTTTGAGCGGTATGCACCGCTGTGTCCATATCTGGAAAAGTCCGAAAAAGAAGCAACCGTAAATTGTCTAAAGTTACATCTGTGTCGTAACTGGTAAGAGTTACAGTCCAAAAAAGGTTAAGCACAACCGCCTTAGACATCGTCGGTATATTCCTAGCTTCTGGGACTTCATCGATCACACATTCGGTGCCGGTGATTGTCCAATCCTTAGGAACTTGCTGTGAACCCCGAACCCAAAGGGCGGGGGATGTAGAACCATCGGGGAGATTGTAATTTCCCAGAAAGGTCCCTAGTGCTGAGTCTACTAACGAGCGTACTTGAGATACACTAGCCATCTAACTCTCTCCTCAGTATATCTGCAAAGTATTCCAAGGGCTTAACCTCTATCTCAGCATCTTTAGTCCAGGGACGTGATGGATAACTGCCACCAGTTTTTAACCTGCTGGCACCCTCGTGTACCAGGGCTGAATAGTCAACTTCCCAGGTCCATTTGAATGAGTATCTGCCAGTTTGCTCGCGCCTCTGGCTTTTTCGCAGATTCCCTAGGTCAACGATATTCCTGGGTTCGGTAACCTCAGTGCCATTCTTTCGGTAAGTCACGTAGTTACTACCCTTCCACGACCACTTGTTAGTAGTGATCTGAGTGGTGAACTCGTTACCTAAACGATTTGCAGTGGCTTTAAGGGCTTCCTTACTAGCGGCATCAAATAACCGTTTGAGATGCCGTGGCTGCATTCCGCTTTCCATAACTACCCCGCAGCTCCGGTTTGCTCAAACACCCCCTCAAAGCTCTGAAATTGAGTCGCACGGGCGTAAGGCAGGATGTTTGTGCCTAGATCCAGGATGCGTAGTTTGCCGTCGACGCCATTGACCGTCGCAGCAGCCGTCATGCCAGCCTTGATCTTTCCGCTGAAGGTCGCTGGTGAAAGGAGCTTGCCAGTGCAGCTCGTATCAACCTCGTTGACGCCTTCTTTGTTGGATGTGAACTTGGACTTCAACTGCACGTTACAGGTATAGGTCTCAGACAAGTTGTTCTGAACCCTGTTCCCCGTACTCGGATCAGTTGAAAAGGAACCGTAGACCTCGAAGGTCAAGGTCGCGTTGTCGAAAGGTGCGTAAGAGCCCATCAGAAACTAAAGCCAGTTAGCTCGACCAGGCCCTCCCGTAAAAAGAGGTAAGTAGCACCGTAAGTGGTGTCGGCCAACGTATATCCCGCAGCACCCTGGTACTTGATGGTGCGGACTGTCGATGAAACACCAATCTGTTGACCAATAGATTGTGTTCGGCTGGCCAACAGATGCGCCGTCAGATAGTTGACGGCGTCATCGTATTGATCACCCCAGATCGTTTCTTCGTTCTGGCGCTCAGCCTCGGCAATGGTTGCGGTCACAACAGCACTCTCCAGATTGTCGAACTCTGGAAACCTTTCGAGAAAGGTTGTGCTTGTGACCGCCATCAGCCTTCTCCTTCAGTGATTGCTTTAATTCGCTTCTGGATCGCGTTTTTGATACGCACCCTGTTTTCGGCAAAGTCCCACTCCTTGAGCAGGTCCAGGTCGAAGGTCTTATTGATCGCCGATAGCGCTTCCTTCACTGGCATAGTCGCCAGCGCACCCTTGGGTGCTGGAGCGTCGGTGAGAACTTCGACGTCCTCTGTGACTACTAGGGCACCGATAGAGAGCAGATCAGCGGCAAGGGGCATGGTTTTCACCCTGTCCCAAACAGCAGGGTCAACGTCGCGGTTGACCCCACTCTTGAACTGCACATATTCGGAACCACCAGTCTTCTCACCGATGAACGTGAAGCCGAGAGTGACTTCTTTCTCGCGGGGAGGATTTTCTAGTTGAGGAGAATAAGTAACAATCATGTTCTGAAGAAATAGGTTTTATCAGGCCTTCTCGATGTAGAGGGCACTCTTGGGGTAGTAAAGGGATACGCCACCCACACGGGCGTGTGCGGCTACGGAGAACTCCAGGTTCTGGCGCACAGGGGGCAGGAACTCAAGAGTCTTAGGCAGATGCAGTTGCACCTTTTCTGGGCTGCGGTCGTAAGCAACAATGCGGTCCTTGCTCAGGACAGACTTGCCTGCTTCCAGGTCGTTGATCGGCTCGATGGCACGGATGAACGGGTTGGTACGCAGGAAGAATTCCATCACGGTAGAATCCGAGGTGGAACTACGCGCAGTAGTCGAAATAATCCTGAATACGTTGTATGGAACAAGAAGCGTATTAGGCGCTTCTTTTTGATTTGAACCACCAACAATACGGGTTGCGGCTTCGTTCAGGATCTCCAGCATTTCGTCTGGAGTTGCATTGTCGAACCATTTGTTCGGGACAATCTTATCAACGTTCGCGTTGTTGAAGAATCCGTCCATGCCAGATGCAGCATCACCGAAGTAGGCGATTCCCTGCACGGCTTCCTCATAAGCACGACGCACAGCGTTAGCGCGGCGTTGCTCAAGATTCATTCCAGGAACAGTCGCAGCGGCGCGTGTTTCCTGAATTGAATACGCAAAGCTCGACCCAAGGCTGCGAACCGGGTGGGTCACTTCCTTACGCAGAACGTCTGCACGGGGCAGATCGGAACCCTTATCTTGGATGACGGACATTTTGCCCTGTGCATCGAAGATTCGGTACGTGAAACTATCACTTCCCTCGTTCACTTCTTGTGAAATTGGGAGGATTGTGGAGTACTTGATGTCGGCGTACTCAGTTTCAAATGCGCGAGCAAGAATAGTCTCAAGTTCGCGGGCTAGAAACAGACCGACCTCGTCATTACGGATGTCAGACATTACTTAGGTCTCCTATCAAGTGTCAGCGGTAACAGCCAGACCGGGGAGATCGATCTCAAGGAGAGCGATGCCACCAGCGGCACATGAACTCAACCAGCGAGCACCCGCAGTGACCTCGAAGGTTTTACCGGCAGCGGCGGTCTTGCCGAAACGACCGGCATATGCACCTGTGCTTGCAGCAGAAGCACCATCGGTGTGATACAGGCGGACGGCATCGCCAACTGCGATCGCGTCCTTGCTGTAGACGTAGACAACACCCTTGCTGATTACGTTCAGAGTTTCAGCGGCTGGATAGCCGACTCGGCCATCAGCAGTCTTGGCGTCAGCGTTCACCTCGAAGGTGTTGCTGTCCAGAGCGATGCCAACGATGTTGGTAGCAGATGCGCCAGCAGGAAGCTTGGCGGAGGCGTCGGCAGTGCCGGAGCCGTTCTGCAGTACAGCGTGGCCAAAAGGAATAACAGCGCCGGTCTCGTTCCTGTAAGAACGGGAGACATAGGCCTGCAGATCACCCAGCATGCCTTCATGGCCACGGGTGAGAGTTTGGGGGTAGGCCCCCTGAGCGCCCGCTGGGTTAGAAACCAGCGATTCGGAATAGGTAACAGCCATTAGTTTTCTCTATCAAGCGTTAGCGGAGAGATCTTTTTTCCAACCGTTCAGCAGTTGCTCGCGGTAGGAAGCCTGAGAGTCGAACTTCTCAGCAGCATTCACCTGTGCAATCGCTGCACGGACTTCAGCTACGTTCGATCCATCCTCTTCAGGAACGAATTCGGAATCAGTTTTGATCTCCTCTTGGTCCTCGTCGATGTCTTCCATCGCGGCAAGCACACCGTCGAGTACGCCTAGCAGATAGTCTGCAGAGGCATCTTCGCGGGCTTCTTTCTCGAAGACGTTCTGATAAGCGAGCGCCATGATCTGCGCTTCGTCTTCACCGTCAAACTTGTAGTCGTCGGGAAGAATAGGAGCAAACTTGTTCAGAGCTTCGATGCGCTGGTTGACCGCTGCATTGATCTCAGCAGCGTCAGAGCGTTGTTCAGAAGCAGCAACAGCCTCAGCTAGTTGCGTTTCAAGTTCTTCGATACGTCCAGCAGCCGCATCAGCGCGGTCCTGGATTTCGGTCTTTTCGGTGATTGCAGTTTGGATCATCTCTTCCTGCGAATCCAGCTTCTGCTGGAGTTCCGCCTGAGTGCGTCCCGTCTCCTTAACGAAGGATTGGACTGCGCCTGCAGCATCTGCGGGAAGTTCAATATCCAAACCGTCGAGGGTGATTCGTGCCATTGAAATTACGGGCGAATTCGACGGGGGTTCGACATCTGCAACCGCATCGTTGCGATCACATGAGTCGAGTAGTAAGCGAACGTCTCTTCCAGCACGGCCTCTCGGAACCACGGCAATATGATTGACGCGAATGTTCCTCTGGACGCCGTCGTAAGAAACGCCTTCAGGGGTTACACCAGGAGTCGGGTCGTAATCGACGCGGTATCCCGCGCTTACTTCCTGAGCGTCTCCTCTCTGAATTGCATCGATCGCCTTCTGATCTGTGATCACAAGTGCAACTTCAACAAAACCATCAGAGAAGCGGACTTGCGAACCCGCATGTCCAACCTGATGAAGCTTCGTGGTCTCCGTATCCAACAGAACCCTTGGATGATTAAGGGTTACTGCCTTCATTCCGAAGGAAGCTAGGGATTCTGGATTTGATACTTCGTCTTCTGGACGATATTCACGCACTTGCGCTCCATCGCCTCTCGTATAAAGCTGAGTTCCCACACGGGCAGCCTTACACCAGACTTTCAAATAGCCTTCGTCCGTTAATTCGGACTTGGTCACTTGACCGTAATCGTACCGAGAAACTTGTCCCATACTTTGATACTAACGAAAATAAAGTATTAGGTACTCAGACCAACACCTAGGCTCATTTTATGAGGTACTGATCCCACTCAAAAGCCGAATGTTTTTTCCGCTTCCTTAAATCGGGGGGTATCCACGCTAAAGATACTTTGTCTGAGGTATCCTCAACCGGAATCATCCATATGTGGCCGTAGTGAAGGTTCACCACACCAAAATAATCAATTTCTGATGAGCTATACGGTTGGGGACTAGAGCAGCCTTTCCTATTTGTGCCAATACAAGTCACATAAGAATTCCCAGGACCAGGGGACATAGTCTTTACCTGGACCTTTACAAGACGCCCTTGCCACTCCAAGACAAAGTCAGTCTTGTGCAAGTCAAACCTAGGGGTCGCCATGAAACATCCCTGGTCGAGAAAATGACGCTCGAACGTCATCTCCCCTAGCGCACCTGTATGACATGAAGTCTCGGCAGGCAAACGTGTAAGCCAGTTAATTATGTGTATCGCAGAAAATCAGTAGCTGTTCCGCTTTCGGTAGCCATCCATGATCTTGGCCAATCTTTCTCTTATATTTTTATTTTTCGGACTGCCATCTTTAAGCATCTTTGCGAGCTTCGTCGCATCGTTATTCGGCTTACTGCTCGTCATGATCGCCTTTCCTCGCCTATTGGGATTGGGGTCCTTCTTACGCTTACGAGCGACCAGTCGTTTTCGCTCCTCTGTACTCAGTGCCTGAGCTTTCGCTCTTGGCAGGCACTTTGGCTTGCCCTCCTTTGAGGATCTACCTCCACAGGCACCAGCGATCTTTCCAGTGCTAGTGATGCGGACCCACTTCTCGCCAAACCACTTGCCCAGGTCATCGCCGCGAAAAGCGCCAGATAAAGAACCATGCTTCTCCTTGTAAAGGCGTTTATACGTCTGCACCACAAATCCTGAGGCGTAGGCACTGGGCCACACCTTGAATTTGCGTTTAGCTGCCGCAACGGCTCTGGCATGCAGAGCTTTATCGCGGAACTTACTCACAGCAGGCCGTCCAGCTCACGACCCACAGTCGCAGCATCAGATGCAATTCCGTCCGCGTAGGGAGACTTCTTTTTCTTATGCGCCGAAGGGGGATGATCCGCTTTCTTCTCGCTGTACTTCCTGTAAGCACCCATGTCCTTCAGGCGCTTTTGATACATCGCATCGCGAGCTGCTTGGTACTTGGTCTTGACCTTCTTACCGTCTTTTTTATCGCCTTGAGCTTTCATAAACTCCTCGTGGTTTCGGCCTGGCATGTAAACAGTTTCTCCTGCTTCATTGGTGTGGGTGTGCGTTCCTTCGAGCCCCATAGACATTCCGGCCTTTTGAGCTTCTGCCTTGCTTTTAAAACTAAACTTCTGGGCATCACACTTCGCTTTGTCCATCTTTCCTAGTAGGTAACGGCCTAAGTTGCTCGAAGTACGCAGGGCCTTCATCTAATTGAATGCCCTTACTCCTAGCGTAACTAAGAACTTCCTTGCGATGATTACGTCTATTCCGGTCATAAGGAGCTGAACTCTCATACTGATTAGTTGCATAAGGAGCCAGCACGCACCGACAATTAGGGTGCCTAGGAACCGTGATGGCCCCTAACTTGAATACACGACCCGCCTGTGCCGCACAATAAGGACAGGTACGGTCGTCTGGAGTAGCGTAATAAACAACAAGCTGCACATTGTTTTGAACGTAATAACTACGCCCTGCGCTATTGAAGGCTTTTAAAGATTCAGTGCGTACAATCACTTCAACGCGACTTTTCACAACTTGAAGTCTTTGCCTGAGTTGCTGAACAATTTCGCTTGCCGCTAAACCAGCCAAAAAGCCTCCACCAATCAAACCTGTAACAGTATCTGTAAATGATCTTCCATGTTGCTCTAGGTATCCTCGGGCTCTTCGTGCTTCTAACGCAAGTGACTCTGCTGGTATGGATACAGCGAGTGGAGAAGGTACTACAGGCTTCGATAACGCTCCAGCTAGGGCTAAACCGGCTGTTGTTGAGCGCTGTAGAAGACTCTCAAACAGATCAAGAAATTCATCTGAATCAGCCTGAGCTAAAGGACCAATCAGCTCAAGTGCTCTCATATCTGAGCCTTCAAGAAGAAGTTGACCGCTTTGTAACTGAGCAGAAATTTCTTCTAGAAGACGATTGAACTCTTCATCAAGCCCTGCGACGATCCCAGCCAGGATCGCCGTCTCCATGACCTTGAGGTCTTCATTCGCTTCATCGATTAAATCGTCCACAGCTACACCAAGTCGTTTTCAAGAAGAGTGTCGTAAAGGATCACGTAGAGTCCTGCCCGCATGTTTTCAAGATTGACTTGCTCTTGCGGATGGCCTCCGGGCCAGGTCTGATAGCACTTCTCAACGCACTGGAGAAGGTTGCGAATAGTGCCTATCGTGCAGGTAAAGGTGACCTCAATATCGTCGCCAGTTGGCCGGGAATTGGACATGATTCAACAACCTTGGTCCGTAAGTAAATAATCAAACGTTGTTTATCGACTCTGGATAATCTGTCGTCGCGCATGATCCAATAAACACGCGCACCCCAGTCCTTACATGACAAGTGCCAAGCAGGAGGATTCGCAATGAGCATTGCACTCAAAATCAGAGAAGTCATAAGTTTTGTTCATTTTGTTCGGCAAGTTTTTGATGAACTTTTTCAGCTTTCTTTAGTAGCTTTTGAGCCTTCTTTCTTGAAATACAGCCCTCAGCTTGAGCGTAGTACTTGACTAGCTTTTTCATATGCTTGTCCATCACCACTTAGTTACCGAACTCCAGTAAGCCGCCGACATACGGCCCTTTTTGATGTTTTTGGCATGGCGAGCCTTGAAGGCCTTACGTCGCTTTCGCGCTGCCTCAGACTCGCCCTCACGCTTTGGGGAGCCCTTCACTCCTTGCTGACCGAAGCGGATCAGCTTGATTTGGTCGCCTTCCTTGGCCAACACCGCATGTGACTTGGTGCTGTGGTCAGGGGTTCTGATTGGCTTGTTGTATCCAGGGAACGTATGACCTGCGTACTCAATCGAGTCGTAGACGTCGTAGGTGCCCTTTAAATGCTCTAGCTCGTATTCCTGTAGCTGTTTCAAACCACTTACCTCCTCGCCGTCGCAATAGTGTTTGAGTGCGCGTCCGGCAGAACGCGATGAATAGAAGCCCATCAGTAGGGGGCCTGGTTCAATCGTTTCGTCTTCTCGCTTCAGGTATCCCCGGTACACCTTCTTGTCCTGAGCACGGCCACCGATCAGAACCACCGGCTCTGCATCGTTGCGTTGGCCGTCAGGGTGAACCACCTCCGCCAACCGATAGATGCCGTTGCTTGTACCCGCATGGAGTGTCAGGCCATTCATGTGCATGAAGTCAGCGACGTCCTCCACCAGTCGTCTCGGCTCTTCTTCTTCCTCCTCGACCTGGGCGGCTTCGGCGTTGTTCTCAAGCGCTTGGCGTTGGCCCTCGAACCCTTGCATGGCCGCTTCATGCTCTAGCTCGCGCTTGGCAAGGAGGCGGTCTTCCTCCTCTTCGTGCAACACCGTGTCGATGTTGTATTCGGTCCCCCCGAATCGAGAGGCACGAACCTCCATTGGCGTCACAACGCCTGCATTCATATAGATCTGATCCTGCAGAGCTACCTGCTGTCTGAGATTGGCCTTGTCCGCATCAGAGGAGGCGAAATACGGAGGGAAATGCACCGTCCACTCAGAAGGCACCGAGCCATTGGTCGGTCCAGTAGGCATCAACATCACGATGTTGAAGAACTTGGTCAGCACCCGTCGAAGACTGTGGGCCTGATAACGCTCAATAGTGCTGGCCCAGACCTTGTCTTCGTACTTACCGCTCTCGGAAAGACCTCCAGCCGGACTGGTGCCAAACAGCAACGGTTTAGGCATATCCGCTGCAGCTACTAAGTCATCCAGCAGTCGATCAAAGATGTCTTGAGCACCACCGAGACTTCTAGCCGCAAACGTCACCTCCTCTTCGGTGTCCAACGCCATGCCCCCATAACAAGAGCGGGACAGCGCGTTGGCCTCCAAACGCTGCTTCAGAGCTGACTCCTTGCCCGCTGTGATCTTATTTGCGAGCCCAGGAATTTTGTGGACGAATAGGTCCATCTCGTTGAGCATTGTCGACAGGCCGTCCGTAGCGCCCCGATAGCGCTTCCACGGATCAAAGAACGGCTGTAGGTAGGACAGGCCCCAACCGTCGTTGTTCAGACGCTGCTTCCACGGCAAGTACAAACCGTCGAACCGCAGGATGCGGCTGCTGTGTACCAGCAGGTACTGCAGATCATTGCTGTCGGTGATTGCTTTGCTGGTGCTGATCCGATATAGCTCTGGATTCCTGTAATTCAGGTAGTTGTAGTCGTGGGGTTTGATCTCCCGCTTCGACAGGGGTACTAGATCGGCGATACCTCTACAACGTCTCGGGTCTAGCGGTTCTGTCGGCTCCATTCCGTCATCGCAGACAATGAACAGCGCCGCACCGCCATAGATGCGCTGGAGTTTCAAGGCCTCTTCAAAGAAGAAAAAGGCTTCTAGATCTTCTAAATACTTCTCTACGCTGCGAATGATGTCGTCATGCCCCTCAAGCTCCTCCGCAAACTTGATAGTGGGACGCTTGGCCAGTGCGGCCTCTGCAAATACGTCTACAACGCGACGGCACAGCGGGTCGAAGTACAAAGACTCCAACTCAGAATCAGCCATGATCGCCTGACCCTGAATGCTGTAGTAAGCACTTTTATCTCTTTTAGTGCCTAATCCTGTAATCGCGTTGACTAAAACACCGTCTTCTCTGAAGGCAGAGTTATCAGTAGTTTCCGCCAAACTTTACGGCCAAACTCATCAAACTAATCGTACCGATTTTCACCAAGCCGGAGCAGCGCTTTCTTGATATCGTCCGCCTTGCCCTGGTAATAACCAAGCCAATCGTCGAGGATCTCCACTAGATCATCCATCAAGGTGATCGCACCGTGTTCCTCGTCGATATAGCCGGTGACATCTTCTTCCAATGCTTCTCTAAGACGTTGTTGGTAAGCGTTTTTCATGACATTACGCTGATGTTGATTCCCATGAATGCTGGAATAATACCCAGTAATCGCAGGAGACCTTCGACGAAAAGGGCAAGTAAACCGAAACCCAAACAGGCGCTAATTACGGAGGAAGTCTTGACGTGCCTATCCATCGCTTCTTCGATCATTGAGGCCACTTCTTCCCTGCTTTCAGAAGACAAAGTCATACCAAATCAAGCCAATCTGCTGTTGGTGTTGTAGCTACCGCTGAGCAAGCCAGCGCGAGAGCCATCACTGAGTCATCGTGCGCCCCTTCTCCCGCTCTTCTATCTCCGTTCTCCATCTGCTGGAACATCAATAGTTCCTGGTAATAAGGGTCGTAAGGCAAAAGAAGCTCTTCTCTTTCGAGTAAGTAGGCCACCCTGTCTGTATTGCTGATCTTGTTAGGTCGATTGGTGTTATATGGCTCCACCATGTACTTGGCCAGCTTTTTGGACAGCACCTCTGAGACGATCGCGCCGACACCGTTCTTCTCGATAATCACCTTTGCGGGGGCGAAGTTCTCTGCCTGCTCGATGATTTGTTTGATGCAGTAGTCGCTGCTCTTGTGCCGCATCCTGAAGACATTGACCACCCTGTACGGGGGCCTGGTGACGTCCATCACGATCGAGCACCAGTAGTCGTCGCCGCCTGCAGCCGGGTCGACGCTCATGATGTACTCCCTTCCGATGAAGCCTGTTTCGATGCATTCGCCGTTACAGGCCAGCTCGACTAACTCGGGTTGATAGATCTGAGCATCCGAAGCTACGAAGTCCAGCTCATATTCCTGTCTGAAAGCACGGTTCGTCAGCTTGGATCGACGCTTTGTTTTTTCCGCCCAATCAGGGTCTTTGGCGTAGATCGGTATATCGCTGTAGTGGATTTTAAATTTGTTCCACTCGTCCGCTGTATGCCACAAGTTGCTGAACATGTTGCCCAAACCATTGGGCGTCGAAATCATAATCAGCTTGCCCTGGTCCCCTAGGGTCGCCATCGTCGGTTGGACTGCCGTGAAGATGGCATCGCATCCGTCCAGAAAAGCGGCCTCATCCAAGACAACACACGAAACGCTCGGAATTCCACGAGCCGCACGTGGTGTAGCAGGCAAGAAGTAAATTGTCCCAAGGCCCTTGAAAGACAGCTCACTATTTGATTCTGTCGTGAACTCAATCTGGGAATCTGCAATACTCGCCGCTTGTGCGCGTATCCTCTTACCTAGTGAGCCAGAGTCGGTCGCAGTTTTACTAAATACAACCGCTGAGAATCCTGGCTCAGTCAGCGCTCTGCACAATAAATACGAGCAGACAGTCTCGGAGGCACCGACCTGTCGACTTTTCAAAATGATCGTATATTGATGCTCACAAATTGATTGAACGAGCTTCTTCTGAATCTCAAACGGTTTGAAGGGTTTGATTGTTCCAGAAGTACGAATCCACGTCAGAGGCGCGAACTTATCCCAGTGCTCTGCAGTGGGGAACTTAGCTTCAAATAACTCGCCAGTATTCTCCCTTCTACGCCGATCCTCCTCCTGCACCTTCTCCTGGTGCAATCGTTCGAGCTTCGATAGTCTCGACTGTAACGTTCGCCCTTGCATAACCTTCTAGTTGTTCGATACGTCGCTCGATAGTGCGTGTCTCGTATTGCTTCTGTGCGGCGTCAATCAGAATCTTGATTGCTTGAACTTTAACGCTCGTGTTGATGTCCGGGTCATCGTCAGCGACAATCTCCCTCAGCTTTGCAATTGCCATAGGCAACGCTTCAGATACCACTCCGAATGACTGCTGAAAGATCTCTTGCTGGTAAGTCCAGACCGCATCATTGAACGCATCTTTCTTGCGCCACATCCTGATCGTCTCAGCGGTGCATTTAGCTCGTCGTGCTGCATCCCGCCATGAGCAACCATTAGCCAAGGCCTGAGCTGCCAGTATCTGGCGCTCGTCCAAACCGTCAGGTCGATCCATCAATACCTCCCAAATTTGAAGCCGCTTCATGGGCTGCCCATCTGATTGCTGCTGGCTGCATCAACAACGCCAGGCGGGCAAGTTCGATGGTGACCTCAAGAAGACTGTTCCGATCAAGCTTATCGATCTCTTTTACGAACTTTGCAAACTTCAGTTGGTCATTGACGGACGGTTCAATCTTCCTCATCGTCCTCCTCATCGGAGAGACCTTCGTGCTGTTCCGCCAATGCTGAGCCAATCTTTGACATCAGGATTTTTGAGTAGCTGAGAATCTCAGCCTCATTGCCACTCTTGATGCCGCGCTTCAACGCTCGGAACAAGGCTTTGTTCTCACTAGCGCTATGACGTGAGTTTTCTAGGCACTCACCAATGATGAATTCCATCGTGGAGTACTCCGACTTCTTTGCAACACGCTTTGTGTATGCGTAGGTCAGTACTGATGCCAGGCCCCACTCGTCATAGCTCCGAATGAGATCGCCATCTTCATCGATCTCTTCAAATTGTTGAGCTAGTGGATGCCGGAAAGATGCCGGGATCAAACAAAGCGGCACGGCAGCGTCCGTGATGTATTCCACTGACATAAGTGCTCCTGCTCCATCTAACCGCAAATCAAGCAGCCGCTTCGGCAACTGCTGCGGCTGATCGAATAACCCTGTAAGGAAGCCCCTGCTCAAGGAAACTTTGATTAGCTGAGCGGATCTCCTCATCACTGATTGCCCTGATTTCGTACAGCTCCATCTCTGGTGAATGGGTCTTCATCATCATGGCAGGAAGCATCATTTTTATTTCATCGGGAACACTCAGATTAACGACTAACTTTCAGAGCATTATGAATAAATGCGGTGCAAAAGACTAGGAAAAAGTAAACATAAACGCCTTAATTTCTCTTCACGAATATAGGCACAAAAAAGGGCCAGTCACCTGGCCTACACTACGTTCTGAGCGGATCGTCAGATCACCCCTCTGTGGTCAAAATCCTCTAGCTCCCACTCAGACATCAGCGCGTCGGCGTCTTCCATACAAACGCAGTCATAGAGATAGATAACCCTCTCCCAGACCCACGCTTCTGTGATCGCCTGTGCGTCAATCGAGTCTATGTAATACAAGTTCCCAAAACCTCCTCTTGTGCAACATCCTAGCCTTATGTTGATCTTTGGTTAGTTCGGCATCCTTTACTTTTGAGTGCGGCAATTGCCCTGTGTTCTTCAAATAAGAAGTGTATGCAGGGCCGTGTGGATGAAAATGTCTAGGCATGAGTCCAGTCCTGCGAGTTGTTGAAGCAGCTCTCTAAATAGTTCAAACGAATAAACTCCTCTCGCATGCGTAGTGTCTGAGTTGCTTCGACGTATTGCATGTCAAAACTGGTCAACTTTCCCTGCCTCTGTCGTTTGAGGATGTCTGACATCCGGGTGGGGGTGAGCTTGACAACGCGGTTGTGAATCTGCCGGTACAAACGATCCTTCATCAGGACGTTCGTTATGAAAAATCGATTCCAAGTCATTAGTCAAAAGCAGGATTGATAAAAAGTTGGCTGGTCTTACTGAAAACGCTCCTTACACGCGGCTCGTTTAGGGCACTACCCCCTGGAACCACCCCGCGTCCTCAATGGGAACCTGTTTTCTTATGAGAGGCACGCCCTGGCGAGCTGGGCAAACAGCTCGTAGGTAATCCCCATCACCCGGCCCAGGTAATGGCGTGCATCATTAGGCAGGAACGTCACTGGATGGCCATCGCATCCGCTTCATGCCAGCGGTTTACTTAGATCTGCCAGCGCAGCACTGAGCTTCTGGCTTTGCGTTGTTTGGCTCTTCGTAATTGACGTGATGTCTTCTCCAGGCCGTGGGCACTGCCCAACAACACCTGTGAGAGCTGGCTGGTGAGTTCTCCGAACTGCTGAGGACGGACGTTTCGGATTTCGTTCTTCATTTGAAGCTCCTTGAAAGACTTGTTTTTTGTCCTTGACCCGTTTTGGTCAGGACAGTGCTACTATTTCTTCCGAACGGATTAACGCTTAAAGTCCGCTCGCCCACCTCTCCTCTACGAAGGAGGTGGTGGTGAGAGAAGGCTCAGGCCTGAGAACCTGAGTCACTGTCTGCGCCTGAGAAACGTGGACTCATTGCACCCCCGCCTGAGAAACGGGGGTGTTTTTATGCGTTCCCCCAGGCTTGTATGTCCTCTTTGAGATGATCCGGTGGATCGTCGTGACATTGCACTTAAAGCGCACTGCAAGTTCCATTGCGCTCGTGCCCTCCGCTCGAAGCTCGCGGATGGTCTGGATGTCCTCGTTAGTGAACATCGCTCGTGGTGCGTGCTGGCCGTTATGACCAGGCATCTTGTAGATCGGATCCTTCAATTTCATAACAGTGAGGTGAGTTGGTCGACGTTGCTGGGCCTCGCCACGTATTTGATGGCGTCTGTGTTCGGGGGGTCAGTCGTCACCTGATATCCGCCCTCTACTTCAGTCACGAAGTAAGCCTTCTTTGATGCCAGTGCGTTCAGTCGCGCTCGGCGGCAGTAGTCGTCAAAAGTCATTGAGAGTTTTTTCTTGCGATGGTGAGCGGGTCCAGGTAGTCGATGACCTCTTGCATCTGCTGTTGGTGGGGCGTCGTCCACATTTCGTCTGCAGTGGGCCAAGGTGTCGTGATGATTACGAACACTGAAACCCCCAACGATGCGATTGGAAGGATGTAACTCATTTGGTCCCCTCCAAACGACGTACTTCGATGTGGTGAAACTTGTTCTCCTCGATGACGCACTGATGCGGGCCGTCGTACTCAGGGTTCAGAGCGTTCTCCTCTTCCTGCTTCTTGGACGCTTTGATCTGGTTCTTTAGACGCTCCTCTTCACGCGCTAAGTGGCGGCTGTAGGTCTTGGTCGTTCGAGACTTGATCTTGAATTCCGAGTTCACAATCTGAACTGAGGTCAGGTCATGTGCCTCGAAGTGCTGACGGATGCGCTCTGCATGCACGTCGTGCTCTTCTTGCAGTTCTTTGATATTTGATTTCCGCTCCTCGAAACGGATCAGTTCCCTTGAAAGATCGTTTTCAGACCACTGGGCTGGCATAGCAAAAGGTGGATAGGTGGAGATGGAGATTCGACGCCTGCGATGCCTCTGATTGATGAGGTGTCTCGCTTGGATTGAGTTCATTCAGGTGAGAGAAGACTTGGGCTTTTTGGTGCCGCGCTATCGGGGTCGCGGTGGTATTGGCTGCTTCATGTAGAAGACACGAACTGGTGGCTCAAGGTGTGGGCGAATAACGAGGTCTCGAAGCTTCCGTTTGGGGTGCTGCTTTAAAGAGTTGGCACCGATCCAAACCGCTTCGGATTTCGAGTCCGCTAAACCAACCACCTCTCGGCGGTGACGGTCCCAGACTTCAAACACTGGGCTCCGTGGCTGGGACCGACGTCAGGAGCTGGATGATCTCCTCGGTGATTTCGTCAATCGCGTCGGTGATGTTCTTGCGCTCGCATTCAGCGCTCAGTGCGCCGGAGTCGTACCAGTCCTGCAGTTGAGCAATCTCTCTGCTCTTGGCACGGATCTGGTTGCTAATTTCCTCAGACGTCATTGAGGAGGGTGGGATGCACGCCTTGATGCGGTTGATCAGCAAATGAGTTGCCTCCGCTTCTGGGCTCAGCTCCCCGTCTGGGGTCCACCCGAGGGCTGTGATACTTGGTGCTGCTGTCATGACCTGTTTTGATCTCGGCCTGTCTTAAAGAGGTTAGAGATGAAGTGCAAGGCCTTTTATGTTTTATTCAGGTTTCTGAGCAGTTTTGATACGAGAAAGCCCCCGCTTGGGGGGCCTGGGTCATCTGCAGCTTCCTGCTAGCTCGCTTATCTCAGGTACATCGCCTGTCGGATTCTCCCAAGGCGGCAGTGAGTCACGGGCTTCTTGGATATCCAGCACGACCTCGTAAGCCTCCTGCGCGATGACCTCAAACAGCTTCTCGTAACAAGCCTCAGCAACGTCGATGGGCTGTATTGGAACGTCTAACCTGTGAGCTTCGACGGCAATCAAATCTGCAAACAGGTTCAGGATTAGTGGGTTGTGCTCCATGAGAGGGGTGAATAGTGGCCTTGCTCCACTTCATCCTAAAAAAGATGGACACGCAAGCGGGGCCGCTGGGATCAAAAACCCAAATCCTCGAAAAATTGAAAATTTCTAATTTTGGAGTACCTTGTTGAGAAGCATTCTCAAGAACCTGGACCGGCTCCCCCCTGGGTGGGGGTATTTTTTTATACTCCGATTTGTAGCTTTTAGGCTTGACAAGTTCGACCTGCTCTGGTCCGTCGGACGGGATCAGGGGGCAGGCCTGCCGCGTCAGTAGAGGGGATTAATTGGAAGGGGTCGGGAGCATTGCGGCGCAATGGATCCGGGGGCCTGATCCCCTTCTAGAAGTGAAGGGCTACAGCTCAGAAGGCCTGGCCTTTTGGTAGACAATGTTGCAATTGTCACAAGGCACTCGGTCTTTTGACCACGGCCCAGAGCTGGCGAGCGCGGCCCCTGTTTCGCCCTGTTCTGATTGATTCTCAGCGGTTCCTGTGTGCTTCTCAGGCAAGCGAAAAGGCAGGCTTTGACCTGCTCTATCCTCCACAAATAGCGGCGCTCTCAGGGGCTTCTAGAGGCCTCTGATTAGGGGGGCCTATTTGTCGCTTTTTACAGGTGATCGCCTGACGTCTGGACACAACAAAGCCGCCACGAGTGAACGCAGCGGCTGAGAATATTTGGCGGGTTGCTGTTAATTGGTGGCGTTCATTGTCGCCATGTATTTCTCGAGAATTGAATCTCTGTCAGCAACTCGCCCTTTGTATGTAGGTTCATCCATGTTGCGAAGCAGAAGAATTATTAGAACTTGTTCTTCATGCGTTAGATGAACTTTATTTAAATCAGCGGCGGATACCAGATTAGAAAGTCGAAAAGCAAAATTGTCCATAAGTTGTTAATTAGCGGGGTTTCGGTTGGTGTTAATCGAGCTGTTCGATTCTTTGGCGGAGATAAAGAGAAACGGCCTGATCGCGTCCGATCTTGTGGCGTCGCATCAAACGGCGAATCTCCACCTCTGCAAATAGATTCAGATTCAGCATCAGGCCACCCCTAAAGCAACCCGGACGCGGTAACGGCTGACCCCAAAGCGGTCGGCCAGTCGTTGCTGGCTCAGGCCATGCACGCGGCGGGCCTGACGGATGCGGCGGGCCTGGTCTTGCTCGGGGGTAAGTGAGAGACGCCAGAGGATCACCAGGGGCAGGGTGATCAGCAGCAGCAGGGCAACAAAGGAGAAGGAGAGAGACATGAGAGAGAGAGAGAAGGAAAAAAGAAAAAGCCCCCCGCGAGGGGGCCGGGGGTGATCAGAAAACGGCGCGGATCTCGTCTTCATCCATGGCCCGCAGGGTCTCCCAATAGGAGCCGAACAGCGCTGCCATTTTTTGATTGTTGGCTTCGATCGCCTTGCCTACGGGGTAGCTGCACTCCTCGGGCTCGCATTCCAGGAAGGAAGCATCAGAGACCAGGCAGTGGATCACCTCCCACACCTCGGGCTCTGCGCCGTGATGGCCCTTGCCCCTGAAGTATGGGAAGGATTCAGAGCCGTGCTCAGTGGTGAGGGTGACGGTCCAGGGGTCCATGCCTTGCATGGCCTCGGGGGTTTCGGTGTCGACGCCGTAGGAAATGGCGACGTCTGAGAGATAAGCGGGGGAGAGGGTCATGGTCAGGTGAGAGAAGGGGGTCGGTCAAAGCGGGCTGAGTGCCCTTCCGACCCCTTAAAGATATATCCTCGCTTGGATGGCCTGGCCTTTAGCTGTGCCGATTTCTCAGGTGGTTTCCTCGTCGGCGTTCACCTCGGCGGCGGCCTGCTTCCGCTGTTCTTTGAGCCATTCGGCGTGACGGTCGGCGGCGGCGATTAACTCGCGGGCCAATGAAAGCTGAACATCTCGCAAGGCCTCGCAGTGATTCGCTATCGCCTGGTCTGTAGACGTCCATTCATCGCCAGGGCTGAACCCCTCGCGAACGCAGTGCATGGCGTGGCCGAGTGACTCAAGCTGGTGATGGCGTTCTGCCAGTTCGTGGCAGGGGTTGCAGAATTCCTGAGACATGATCAAAAGCGAGGGGGGAGGGTTGGCAATTGCGGGCCGGACTTGATCCAGCGCGGCGGGGTCGGTGGTGGTGTTTCGCCCGGCAGCACGGGCCGGGTTCGGTGGATGATCTGAATCATTCGGCCACCTCTCCGAACATCTCGGCGAATAAGTCGACAGAGGGGGCCGGGGGTGATGGCGGCGACCAGGGGCAGGCCATGGCGCGGCGGGTTGACGTGGTGGCCGGTAACTCGACGGCGGGGTCCCAATAGGCCAGCCGGGCCGGTTCGGTAACGGTGAACAGTGAGCCAATCGGGGAGCCATGCCCCCGGTCTGCTGTGAACGTCGAATAAGGGGAGGCGATCATCAGGCCACCCCCTCGCCGATGGTCATCTCCGCTAAGTCGGAGTCATCAGCCGGGGCCTGAGGGGCCGGGGCCGGGGGTAGGTCGTCAATGTCTGCCTCTGTCTTTAGGTGTTCGACAAAGGCGGCCAGGGTGTCATCGGGGAGCCACTCGACCAGCTCAGTCAGAAAGGGGCGAAGGCTGACCCCGAACCACTGAAAACGGTTGAGGGTGTCGAAGGGGAGCCAATCGGTGAGCGACTCCTTGAGGATGTCGGCGTCGAGTGCCGGGGCCAGGGTGTGGAGGATGTGACGCTGTAGGGGTGTCATCAGGCCAGGCCTCCGGGCATGAAGCCGACCAGGGCGGAGCCGGTGGTGTCGGTGGCGCGGCTGATGATCGCGTCGGGATCGATTCGGAGGGTGGCGGCGACTGCCTGAGTCGCGCTGCAGCGGTCCCAATCGGTGCGAGCGTGGCGGCCTGAGTCGGTGACCAACTCGGCGTAAGTGTTGAAGGTTGATGCCATGGGTTGAGAATTCCCTTAGTGGTTGGCGGTGGCGGCGTCGTGGGTTGAGTGCCCTGCCGACTTCTAAAAGATAAGGCCTAAAAAAGATGGCCAGGCCTTCAGGGGTGCCAATTTTTTAGGTGGTTTTCTTGGCCCCCGCAAAGGGGGCCGTCTCGAGTCAGGCGGTGGCCAGGGCGCGGAACTGGCGCTCTAGACGGTCTTGGATGTCGCCGGATGTCCTGGCCCCTTGGTTGAACATTTCGTCGAGCTGCTCAACGGTCAGGGCGCGGGCGGCGTCGCGGATGAATGCCCACTCGGGCGCGGTGGGGTGGTTGGTTCCCCATTGATCGATGTCTTTTTCGCAGGAGCGGGCCAGGCGCTCGGGGGCTTTGGCGAACTTCGCCCGGAGTTCAGCGCGGCGGGCGGCCTTGGCAGCTTGGCGCTCTGCCTTGGCGGCCTCTTTCTCGGCGGTTGCCTTGCTCTGCTGAGCCTTGCCAGCCATGGGCAGGCCGTGGCGGGTGCCTCTGAATTGTGGGTAGACGGTCAGCACGCCGTTAGCGCTGTTTTCGCCGTAGCGGTAGTTCCACATCATCTGGACCTTTATGTGCCAGCCCTTGCCCTCAACGGTGCCGGTGATGAGGTCGGTTTGCTGCACCGTTAGATCGACGTGGATCAGCTCCTCGCCTTCGCCGATGTTCCGGTTCACGCGATCCTCCAAAAGGTCGGTGGCGTTCTTCACGCTGTCCTCGGTGATCAACTGAATGGCGCGAAAGTCGATGTTTGCAGAATCCAGGACTTGGAGAGTCGCGTAGCGGGCAGCGACCAGGGGGCCGAGGTTGACGCGGGGTGGTTTGTTTTGCCCGACGAACTGCTGCGCGGCCTCGGCCTGGCGGTAGGCCTGATTCAGTAGGCGGGCGCGGATCCGATCGGTGAGAGCGTTGGTGATGTGGGCGGGGGTTGTGAACGTCACGGGTGAGAAGGCCGTTTGATTGACCTCCAAAAGATAAGGCCTAGAAAAGATGGCCAGGCTTTTAAGGGTGACAGCTTGCCGACCGTCACCCCCTGAATTCAGGCCCCGGCCAGGGCGAGGGTGCGACCGGTTGAAACCTGCCGGTTCAGTCCGACCTTGGCCCCTGCTGCTCTGCCGTGCTGGCTTCCGCTTCCACTGGCCCCGGTGAAGCTGGACCCCGAACCGAGCCGGGGGTGAAGCTTCCGGCAAAGGGCCTCGACGGCCTGCTGTTCAATGTTTCGCCGCTTCTGTGCCACCAGGCCAGGGGCAGAGGTTCCGGCAGGCCGGGGCATGCTTTCGGCTTCGCGCTCCTTCCTCATCTGCTCCTGTCGGATGTCATAAAGACGGCAGCCGATCGACTGGACAAAGGCCTTGCGGAAGTTCTGCCTGAATCCTCGGTCCCGCTTGTGGGGATCCTCTGCAGCCTTGGCGCGGTCGGCCTGACTGTTCATCGTCTCAAGTAGAAAGTCGAAATACAGCTCGATCTCGACGCGGCGGCCCTGTGTGGCCATCACTTCGATCAGGGTTCGCCCGCTTCTGTATTTGCTGATGCACTGGCCGTTGAAGAACGAAGCCACATAGGACAGCAGGAGCACCTCGGCGGCGTCTCGGCGTTTGCCATAGGCCAGGGCATCCCACGCGATCGCCTGATCTTTTTCGGGGTCGAAGTCAGCCGAAACCTCGGCGGAGCTGATGCCGTGCTGGCGGCAAAGCTTCTCGACCAGGAGCGCGGCGTTGGCGGCTTCGTTTTCGTTCGCGCTCGCTTGCATCCTGAGAAGCTTGGCGATCTTTGCCTTTATTTCGGCGGCGTTGGTGTTGGTCATGGTGAGAGACAGAGAGAAGGAAAAAAGAAAAAAGCCGGGGGGTGAGTGGCCCCCCTTGTGATCACATCTCGTGAGCTGTGAATGTTTCGATCGTTTCGGTCTTGACTGTGAACGTCCGCTCGCCGTTCCATTCGCGGTTGAGCAGAGCTGCTTTGGCCTCGGCTTTGTCGCGTGAGACGTAAAGGGCACCCATGGAGCAGCCACCAACGGGGGCGACTGAGAAATAGGTTTGAACGCTGGTGAAGGTTTTCATCGGTTGAGAAGGCCGACTGATTGACCTCCAAAGGATAAGGCCTGAAAAAGATAAGCCAGGCCTTTTTGAGTCCACTGGCTCGATTGTCACACGGTGGCGAAGTGCTTCGCCCCGGCCCCGTGGGCCTTAACCCAGATGTCTGCCTTCGCGCCATCACACAGGGAACACGTCCGGCAGGTGACAGCCGAGCCATCAAGGGTGGCCGGGCATTGCTTACCGCTGAAGGCCTCGCCATTTTTCGGAACGACTGCAAAGGTTCGCCATCCGGCATCCGATGCCGCGAGATAATCGGCGAACCCGTCGCAGCTTGCCTGAAACGTGCCCCGGCACCATTGCGCGAAGGGCTGACGCCATTGGTGGGTGTAGCCGGTCCATCCGTCGGCGTGCTCATTGCACAGCGCGACAACATCGGGGGAGATGATCGCGGGGTCG